CAAATGATGTATAGACAAGGTGCGCCTGTTGCTATGGGTAACGCAGGTTATCAAGAGGGTGGCGGTGTAGCTGCACCTCCTCCACCAGAAACACCTCTTCCCCCTGGTACACAAGCACAGTTAGACTTTTCACAGTTTGGTGCAGGGTTTAGTTTCTCACCACAGGCACAAGATAATTTAGAGCAAATAGGTCAGGCTGCATTTCCAGAACCTGAGTTTACTCCTGTAACAATGTATGGTCCTAATAATGGTAAGCCTGTAGTTGAAGCTAAAACATTAGAGCAATATAATAAACTATTAGCTGAAGGTTATACAACTACACCTCCTGTTATTGACAATAATGATCCACCAGATCCCCCAGAAGAAGAAGAAGAACCCAAAGATCCTACTGCTTGGGCTGACGGTTTAGACTTTACAAATGGTGAACAAATACAAGCTGCTGTAGATTCTTATTTAGGTGTCACAGATAAAAATAAAAAAGTTGCAGGTTTAGGTCTATTAGGTGCAGCTTTTGTGGGTGTAGATAGGATTACAGGCGTAGCACGTTCACACGCTATAGCTAATGTTTTAGAGGCTTCTGGATCGGAAGAAGGATTAGCGTTGGCTGAAAAGATTAGAAAACAAATAGCAGGTGTAGAAGATGGAATGTTATTTAAACTTGTACCTGATGATTTTCATAATGGTAGCCAGATAACACAACAGCTTATTGATAAGTATGGATCTCTAGAAGGTTTAATAGTTAAAAATGCTGCTAGTAAATCTAAAGAAAAATACCAATCTATGACAAGTATAGAAACTTCTCCACAAGCTATGAAAGATGAAGAAACTGTAATGACCCAAACAGCAGATCCTAGCTCAGGTGGTTCAGGTTCTTTGGTAACAGGAGGGCCAGAAAGTACAGGTAGTACATTTGGTCAAGGTGAAAGCACTATGGAGAAAGAGATAGATAAAGAAGTTGAAGACTATGAAGAGAGTGGTGTTGAATTTGACATGAATGATCCTTCAACTTGGAACACAGACTAAGAAAAACATAATTCCATATAACTATAAGGCTACCCAGTTTAATTACTGGCCCCAACATAAGGAGAAAACAAAATGGCTGAAGTAGAACAAGTAGAGGTACACTCTGCATCTCATATGCGTAACCAAGCAAGAATCAATAAAGATGAAGCAGAGTTACGTGAACTATTAAAAGAAGCAGGGTACTCGCAAGAAGATGAAACTCAAGAAGAAACTGCTGAAGCTAAACCCGATAGCAAAGAGCCTGAAGCTGAAACAGTACAGGCAGAGAGTGATTCCAAACAAAAAGAAGAACCCAAAGCCGAAGCACAAGAAACAGATGACGATGATTTAAGTGCTGAAGAGAAAACCTTCAAGCAACGCTACGGGGACATCAGGCGGCACATGAAAGACAAAGAACAAGAGTGGAAACTCAAGTTCGAGAAACTAGAAGCACAACTACAGTCTGCAGCTAAGAATGAGCTTATACTACCTAAGTCAGAAAAAGAGATAGAAGCTTGGACTAAAAAGTATCCAGACGTAGCAGGTATCGTTGAAGCGATTGCTGATAAGAAAGCACAAGAGCGTTCATCAGATATAGACAAGCGTTTGAAAGAAGTTGAAGAGCTAAGAGTTACAGCTAAACGTGAAAAAGCTGAGGCTGAATTAGCTGTTATGCATCCTGACTTTAGTGAGATACGTGCTGATGATACATTCCATGAATGGGCAAAAGAACAACCTAAGTGGGTACAGGATGCTTTGTATGAGAATGTAGACGATGCTAAGTCTGTATCTCGTGTAATAGATTTGTATAAAGCAGACAAAAATATTACAACTAAAGAGAAGAAACCTAGCCCAGACAAGGGTGCAGCTTCTTCTGTTACAACAAAACGCACTACGACACCTAGCCACGATGAAGAATCTAAGTATATTAGAGAATCACAAGTAGCTAAGATGTCTATGAAAGAATACGAGAAGAGGGCAGAAGAAATAATGGACGCCCAACGCTCAGGAAAGTTTATTTACGATATGTCAAGAAAATAGTTGACAAAGTAAATTTCGTAAGTAAAACTATGGCATATACACCATAATTAGTGTGTATGCTTTTTAAGCACTAGCCACAAAAGACTTACCTCAAAATATAGGCCCAGTGCAGACAGGTAGGCCAACCTTTCTGTAAACTGACTACCCTAATATGAAGAGCCTCTTTATAGTGGATATGTAGTGTCAATTCTCACGCCATATCTATAAAGGAGATTTAACTATGGCTATAGGACTCGCCTCTGGCACGAGTGGATTTGACGGCAATTTCAGCCCGATTATCTATTCCAAACAAGCGCAGATCGCTCTAAGAAAAGCATCTGTTGCAAACGCAATAACTAACAACTCTTACTTTGGAGAGATTGCAAACCAAGGTGATGTAGTTCGCATCCAGAAAGAGCCTGATGTAACAGTCAATGCTCTTGAGCGTAAAACTGCAATCAGCGTAGAAGACTTAGATGATTCTGAGTTTTCACTAACCATTGACAAAGCTAACTACTTTGCTTTCAAAATGGATGACATCGAAGATCAGTTCGCATCTGTTGATTTCGTAAGCCTAGCTGCAGATAGAGCAGCATACAAAATGGCTGACGCAATGGACGCTGACTTACTTCAGTATATGTCAGGTCACTCTTCTGCAGGTGCTATCACTACCTCAACTTCAGGTACTGCACAGCATCCAACAGCAAACGAGCTAAATGGTGAATTTTTAAAAGCTAACCGTTTAGATATGTCTGACATTGGTCACATCACAACCTCAGCTTCATCAGGTACAACTGGTGACTCCATTCCTCTAGCTGCACGTCTTCCAGGTGCAACAGCGTTGTCAACATCTGTGACATCTCCGTTGACTGTGATTGCACGTATGGCTCGTCAGATGGATACAGCAAATGTTGACTCACGAGGCAGATGGCTTGTTGTTGACCCAGTGTTCATGGAAATCTTGAAAGACGAAGATTCACGTCTATTAAATTCTGATTTCGGTGGCTCAGGTCTACAAAATGGATTAGCTGTTAACAACTTACACGGCTTCCGACTTTATGTATCTAACAACCTACCTGCTAAAGGTACAGGTGCAGGTACATCAGGTTCAACTGCACAAGATGATAACTATGGTGTTATCTTGGCAGGTCAGGAAGATGCGGTTGCTTCTGCAGAGCAGATCAACAAAGTTGAAAACTACCGTGATCCAGACTCATTTGCAGACATTGTACGTGGTATGCACCTATATGGAAGGAAAATTCTCCGTCCACAAGCATTGGTGTCAGCCATCTACAACGCTGCTTAATACTACACATAGACTGTTGGGCGAGCTTTGTCAAGCTTGCCCTTCAGCATATCTAACAGTAGGATAACTCTATGGCTACTTACATTACATTAGTAAACGAATTGCTAAGACGTTTGAATGAAGTTACGCTTGATACATCAGGTGATGGCTTTGATTCTGTAAAAAACGTACAAGCCTTAGCTAAAGATGCAGTAAATAGTAGCATTAGACTTATTCTACAGGATGGTCAGGAATGGCCCTTCCTCAAAACTACTTATACACAAACACTTAGCGTAGGTACAAGACAGTACGCTTTTCCTGCAGACTACTCTAGTGCTGATTGGGACACATTTTATCTTAAAAAGCTGTCCTCTGAAAACAACAGCCCTATGCCACTAAGTGTAATATCATATGAGCAGTACATACAAAATGTACGTCCATCAGATGACACAGGTGATCAAGTCAATGGAGATGGACCTCCTGCACTTGTTTATCAGACGTTAGGCACTTCATTTGGTGTCAGTCCTATACCTAATGCAGCATATGAGATAGAGTATGTGTATTGGAAATTTCCCACAGATCTAACTGCTTTTAATGACGTAGCAATTATACCAGATCGTTTTAAGCATGTAATTATAGATGGTGCTATGATGTTTATGATGCGTTTCCGTAGTAATGAACAAAGTGCTGCAATGCATCAGAACAACTTTGAAGATGGCATTAAGACAATGCGTAGAGTTTTAATTGATGATACCTTATTTGTTCGATCTACTATTGTAGGTGATTCAAGGACAAGTTCATTTACTAGCGGTATATAATGGCTGATAATCTAGCTTCCTTTAAAGTCT